GTATTTTGTAATCCACCAAAAGGGCTAAAGTCTAAAACACCATCGGCACTTGGATTGAGCTCCATGCAGAGAGTATCAGTAGAAGCGTCCCACAATAATCCTATTTTAGTAAAACCTAAAATACTGTAGTACACTCTAAATAACTTCACTCCTGTACATGCAGCTCCATCACTTTTCCTAGCTGTAAGTCCACTTACATCTACTTTAGTCACAGCACTCTCACCAGTGCTATCACTAACATTGGTAAGTTGTACTATAAAGTCTTTATCACCATCTAAGATGGTTGTTGATGATACGGTATCAGCCATGGTTTACTCCTATTATGCGTCAGCGAATGGAGTGACTAAAGTTCCTGAACCTAAAGTAATACCTTCAACGGCATACTTGGCAGAAGCTATAGCTGTCACTGTTATTATACTTCCAGCTAATCCACCTTTAGTAGAACCATTTAAAGTAATAACATCATTAGATGCTCCAGAGATAAAAGTTTTACCTGTAGCATTATTTACACCTGTGTATAAACCACCTACAAACTTATCTGTACCATCTGTTAAGACGTCCATATCAGTTGCTGCAGTGACTACGACAAAAGTAAATGTAGCCCCTAAATTATTTAATTGATTAGGGTCATCATCTGCTCCTGGAGCAGTAGCTACGATACTTGGTAAAGTAAATTTACCGTCAGCATCATTACAAAGTAAAACTTTGCCTGCGTGTGAATCTACAGTTAAAGTAGTGTCAGCTGTTAAACTAACAACATTAGCATTACCTGCAGATATAAAACCAGCAAGAGATCTTACTGGACCTGAGAATGTTGATTTTGCCATAATTTCCCTCCTTAGGAAATATGTTCTATAGTCTCGGCTTGTCTGCTAGGTCAGTCTATAGAACAAGTTAATAACCTAGATACAAGAATTCTATACTGTTTTTTGACCAAAAGAAAGGGAAGCCGAAGCTTCCCTAACTTTTATCATGGAGATATGATATTAAGATTATGCTCCTGGGGAACCGTACATTCCTCTCCAGTCACTAAATCCGAAAGAATATCTTTCTCTAGCTTTGTATCGAACATTACCAGTTTCAAAATCACCTTCCATTCCAGTAGTCATTGCAGCTCTTTCGAAGTGCTTCATACCGTTAGGAGAGTCAGTTTTGATAAAGAATGCGTCAGCATCTGTTAAGTAATGGTTCACTACATAACCCTCAGGCAACATACCCATGTTTCTCAATGAGTTGATGTCATTGTCAGAAGTACCTACTCTACCAGGAGAGTTTAGTATTCTGTCAGCAACAAACTGTAATTGAGGAGGTATGATTAACTTTCTAGCTTGAACGTTGACTTTAATGCCTCTTTCATCTTTAAAAGCAGCAATATCAATCATCGCATTTTCTAGCGAAGTTTCATTCAGGTCAGCAGCTGTGCTTGGTTCATTAGACTGATCTCCTGCACTTAGTGTAGGGTGGTCAGTAGTTAATAATGGTTTTCCGTCTCCTCCTGGGAAGGAAGTTGAGAAAGCATTATTAAGAACATTCGCAGCTTTAACTTGTTTAGTAGTCGCCATTGAACGTGCTAAAGCCTTAGTGTATCTTGAAGAAAGAGTATCGTAGAGATTATCTTCGATTGCTTCTTCTGTCAACGCAAAAGCTAATGCAACAGTTTCGTGAGAGTACCTAGAAGTGAAAGTTTCTTGTGCTGTGTCGTATGTCACTGCTGCACCTTCTCCTTTAGTTGGAGCTTGTGCGAAACCAGATAACATTACTTCCTCTTCGAAAGCTCTTTCCGAAGTTTCAGTATCGAAAATTTCAGCATGTTCATTTTCAAATCTGTTATACTCTAAACCAAAAAGTGCATTCAGTCCAGGTTCGAGTTCTTTTACTAATTGAGCTCTATTGATAGCCATCTATATCACCTTTTAGTCATTACCGAACGTTGAAGCTGGGAACGTAAAATACCCTCTAGCGTATTGACCAATTGAGTTGTCAGGTCTTTCGACGAAACCAACTTGTTTAGCAATACCACTAGCAGTAGTAGTAGTCACACCTTCTTTCGAACGGTTGTTGTTAGTATCACCTGCAGTTGTAGAGATAGTATGTACTTTCCCTATATCAGCTTGAGTTGGAGTACCAGTGTACTGTGCCTCATATGCGATATCAGGGTCAGCATATACATATGCTTTAGCGTCTGCAGAACCTTGTGTAGCTGTAGCCGATGGCCATTTTCTAGAGAAAACTATTTCGCCATTGGTAGCTGTATACTCTACACCATAAAATACACCGAGAGGAGCATCAGTAGCCCCACCTTGAAGAACGTATCCAGAAGCAAGTTTAACAACGTCACCAGCGAAGATGTCGCCAGTTGCACCACTTTGGATAGCAAACTCAGATGGTCTGATAGTTCCCCCAGACATATGATATGCTGGAGTAAATCCGTTAGGATCGTTTACATTTGCCATTTTTCACCTTTAATAAGCAAAAATTAAAATTACAGTAATAAAGAATTAATCTTCTTTATTACCACTTCCAAAGGTAATTCTGGTTTGTCTATTGGGTTTTTCAATAGGCATCACAGGATTACTTTCTCGCATTAAATTATGGTCAACAGCATTCATTTGATCAGCAGACATATTTTCATAATACTGCCTTCTTTGATTCACTGTTTCCACAGGTATTTTAGCGAGTATAAGCCCACCAACACCGATAACACCAGCATGTCTACCATCTTCTACAGTTGGAGCTTCAAACTCAGGGTGATCTTCTGCTCTCACAGGTTCAAACCCTTCACGAATACGTTTAGACATATTCGCTTTGTCTTCTTGTCCTACCATAGATTCACGTATCCATCTGTATACATATCCATCAGGTGGCTCAGGTGCGTCTAATAAAGACGGAGGTCGCCATGGTTTCGCACGAACTGTTTTTTCTCGTGACTCTGCAGCTCTTGGAGTTCTAGCTGATTTGGTATTTTCTTCCATTTTTACTCCTACGTTTTCACGTGTTTAGCGTATTCTTCGGGTGACACACCAAGTCTCTTCGCTATTGAGAGTTGGCTCGGTGTCAAACGAACGGTGCGTGCTTTTTTGGTTGACCTTGCCCCCTTGGAAGACACGGCTACTACATCCTGCACGTTCTTTTGTGGCGCACTACCATCAAATTTATGAGGAAATGCATCTACAATTCTTTTATCTAACTCTGCGTAATAATCGTCAGAGGTAGGGTCAAAACCTTCATCTCTAATAAGTTGGTTATGAAAGGCAAAGGCTGTGCTAGTCATAGCTACGTCTTTACCAAACCACTCATTTTTATCTGCCCAAGCAACTGCTTTAGGGTCAGGTTCTGGAGTTCGTTGAGCAGAAGGTATTTCAGTATTTTCAACACTTTCAACTTGTACTTCTTTCTCTGTTTCGTCCTTTGTTGGTTTTACCCTATTTAAACTTTCTTGCTCTACTGACAAAGTAGCTAATGACTTTTGAGCTTCAATGATTGCCTCTGAATCATTCATCTCATAAGCCTGTTTTAGCTTATTTTCTGCAGCTGTAAGTTCAGAACTTACTCGAGCACTGTATTCATCATATAGGTTTTTATCTTGAAGCGAAAGTTTTTCTTTAGTAGAGTTCAACTCACCTTGAACATTTTGTGCATATTCAATGGCAGCTTTTTCTCTCCTTTCTGCTTCCCTAATCTTATAAGTAAGTTTATTGATACGTTTTTGTACCGAGTCACTATACTCTTCGATTTCATTAGCATCGGATGATGCTTCTTGTGTTTCAGTAGTTTCTTCTACTGCTATTTGTTGTTCTTCTTGAACAACATCATTGTTTTCGTCAAGAGTCACTTCCAGTGATTCTTCTTCTGCTTGCACGGTTTCTACCATGTTATACCTCTTTTGGTTGCGTGATTATTTACGAGCTTGAAAGAATATCCTCAGGATTTTCTATTCTTGCCAATATTTCATCATCGTTTAATAAACGTAAGTCCCCACCATCAATTTTGATACGAGCACCTGCGTACCTGCCAAAAATAACCCAATCTCTTTCTTGACACCATGGTCCTTCTGGAAATTTATTGCTATCTTTGTATGCATCTGGTCCTAATGATACTACGAAACCAACATTAGTAGCTAGTCTTTCTTTCTCTAAAGTTTGGTTTGCCAGAATAATGCCACCCTTACTTGTAGTTTTAGGGGTGAACGGTAGTATTAGTATCCTATAACCTGTCGGTTTAGGTAATTTCTCTGTAAGAGATTCATCCTCAGTAATTTTTTCTGCGGTATACTTCTCTTCTTCGGGTTTTTTCATTTTACCTAAATTATCTACCAAGTCTGGTAATACTTTAGGTGTGCCTTCGCCAAATGATTTAGTTTGATCAACTTCCATCTTTTTGCTCCTCTTTGCCTTGCAGGTCTATTATTAAAGATTCAGCGAAATTAAGACCTGATATTTCGCCTACTATTTTTTTGTAATCTTCCATGTTCTTGATTCCACCAGCGATAAGAGTATTCTCTAATTGCTCTCTCCTATCCCTGAGGTTTCTAAGAAACCTTTCTATCAATACTATTGAATCCAAAATTTATTTTCTAACACTTCCACTGTCTACGAGACCAGTAATTAGCCTTAGTTTTATCACTCCCCATACTTTTACTCCTAGCACAATAAGATTTTTTCCTTTTCTTATTTCCAGGATGTGCTCCTAAATTTGGATCACCAAATGTCACTCTTACTACCCTTCCATTTTTGTTTTTCACAAAAACTTCCCTCGTTTTCTTTCCATATCCAGGTTTCCCTTTAGATATTCTTCTGGGTTTGTTAAGAGTGACTTTTTTACCTTTATATTCAGCCATTATTTCTTCTTCCTTTTAGAAGGTTTTTTCTTGGCAGTTTTTGCTGCAGCTTTAAAGTCAGAAGCTTTAGGCGCACCTTTAGCTCCTTTTTTACGCATTTTTTTACCTTCTTTACGTTTTTTATTGATGTTATAATAAAGTCCTTTTTTGACTCTACGACCATCTTTCGTAGTATGGTATTTACTGCTACTTTTTTTCTTATCAGCCACTACTTCTTTTTCTTTTTGTTGTTTTTCTTCGTTTTTGGCTTAGCTTTTTTTCTCATTGAACCTGGCATTATGCACCTCTGCTGTCTGTGTCACTTTTTCTAGTTTCTTCAAGAACTTTAGAAAAAGCTTCGTTTGTTTCTTTTTCTCGATCCCTGGCAATTTTCATTTCAGCGATCGCCTCATTAGACTCTATTTTAGCTAAATCTACCTGACTTCGTAAAGCGTCAGTTTGTTGTTTGGCTTCTATCTCACGTTCTTTTAACGCAAGAAGTGGGTCCATACCTGCATTTGCTTGAGCTTGTGCCATAGCTTGTGCCTGACCTGTCACTTGTTGAGTAGCTTGAGCTGCCACTAGAGCTAATTCGTTCATCATTTCTGGGGTCATTTGATCCATAGGTGGTAATTGTTGACCCATAGCTTGTTCTATTTGTTGTTTATATAACATAGCTTGGTGTTCTTGTATATTTGCACTTATTGCTGATACTGCTGTTTTATTGTTAGCTACCATAGGGTTTTGTAAAAACGCACTATGTGCAGCAATATATGCTTCATGGTTTTGAAAATCAAATGCTTTTATAGGTGACCCCATCATTGCTGCCTGTTGTTCTGTAATAGGATCTCTAGGTGGAACTTCTACAGGTGGGGGTAATATAGCATCAATGTTTTTTACCTCTAGAGCTTCATACATTCTTTTATATGCTTCTCTTAAATTATGTATTTGTGGTGCAGCTTGTGCCATTTGTAATTCTTGTTGTGCTAACATAACACGTTGTGACATACTAAATATATTAGGATCACTTACAGGAATAATATCAACACGATCATCAAAGTCCATAACTTTTATTTCTTGTTGACCACCTTTTACTGCATACGGATACATTGGTGGTAAAGTTTTAGCGAATATTTCTGCTAATAACTTAAATTCTTTACGTTG